CTTCAAGAAAGCCGCATAAATGATGCGCGGGGAGATATTGAGAAGCGCGTGCATGGCGTGGGAGCAGCTTACGTTTGCAAGCCGACGCCGAGTATTTCGTGCAAATATGCGAGCCTTGCTATCTGCGAGCCGAAAACAAGCGCAATCAGAGCATTGTCCGAAGCCGTATCGGGTAAATCGGCATTTTCCTGTTGCGCAGTGTTTGACAGCCAGAAAGCTATCTCGCGTTCGAGCACCATTCGAGCCTGTGCGGGGGCATTGTGAAGGTTCATCCATGGGTCGGCGGCTATGTCGTGCGCCAGAGAAGTGGCGGCAGGCATCCATTCGGCTATTTCTTCCGCCGTCATTGCGGAAATTAAGGCGTCGGCTTGCCATTTGGGAGGTTGAGCGCTGATGCTGCGATCTTTGAGCCAGTCGAACATCAGCTCTGCCGCCCTGTGGGTGGTGTTTTTCATTTTCCATTACCTTTATTTCAAAGCAGGTGGCGTCCATGCATAAAGTATCGGGCAATCATCCGGAAACAACAGGCAACGACTGGAAACCGATTGCAAGCGACAACAGGAAACGCATTGAGGATGCCCTGGTTGGCGTGAAGCGAGAGGCGCTGGCGGATGAGGTGCATGTGTCGCCGGGTCAGTTATCCAAGCTACTGAACGGCGAGATAGCGCGCTTCTGCGATGTGTGCGGGCTGATCGGGCTGACTATCGTGCCTGTCTCCTATATCGAGGGCATGGAAGCAGTGCTGAGAGAGAAGCTGTGAACGTGAAATTAGCGTGGGAAGAATCAGCCGCCGACGATATGGCAACATTCCATGTGTTCCCATTATCCGAGAACTCAAAGATTCCGGCTATTCATAGCGCAGGCTTCAAAGACGCTCTGCCAATCGACAAGGCAAAAATAAAATGGCCGGGCATCATGGATGGCAATTATGGTGTTGTTCCCGGTCGGTCAGGACATATCGTTTTCGATATTGACGTAAAAGACGGGTGCGTAGGCAAAGAAACATTCGATGCGCTACAAAACAGATACGGAAAGCTGCCTGATACAATGGTGGTTACAACACCATCCGGCGGCTTCCATATTTATTTCAAGCGCCCTGAATCACTGCCGGAAATCGGCAATATATCAATCGGCAAGCATATCGACACCCGCTGTGACCATGGCTATGTGCTTGGCGTCGGCTCGAACATCAATGGATCATCATATCCCTTATTCAAGGATGACCCTTGCGCTGATCTGCCTGAAAAATGGGTGAAGTTCATCGAAGATATTGTAAACGAGAAGCCTGCCGCGCAACAGAAGCAACCTGTTTTTGAGACAGGAACCGGGATTATTGCAGATGATGTGAAAGAGGCCCTGAAACATATTCCGAATGATGACCGTGATACATGGCTTCATGTCGGCATGGCGCTTAAGTCAACTGATGCAGGTGATGAATCGTATCATGTGTGGACTGCCTGGAGCAGCACATCAGCTAAATTTAATGCGGATGATCAATGGCGTGTATGGAACAGCACAGAAATTGAGGGCGGCATCCATATCGAATCTATCTTTGCAATGGCGATGAAGCATGGATGGGTAAATGCGCCAAAACTCGATCCACAAGTCACGCCAATAGAAATTGTCGAACAAGCGATAGGCAAACGCAATGCAGCACGCGACACTGTTTATCCTCCCATTGTGTATCAACCGAACGGAATCGGCGCAGCAATCACAGATTATATCATCGGTCAGTCGATTAGAGTTCAGCCTGTCCTGGCATTCGCTTCTGCTATTGCTGCATCCTGTGTCATCATTGGGCGAAAGTACCAAACAGTATCAGGGCTACGCGCCAACATACCAATGATTACCCTTGCAGGCACCGGTATGGGCAAAGAGGGCGGCAGAACCGGGATCAAGAATATCCTGGGCGCATGTAAAATGACCGAATCGCTTGGTGGTGAGTCTATCAAATCCGGTCAGGGTCTTGTTTCAGCCATGGAGCGCAACCCGAACAGTATATTTCTACTGGATGAATTTGGCCGGTTCCTGAAAGCGGCAGGCAATTTGAAATCAGGCTCCCACCTGGCAGACGTGATCACTGAAATGATGAAGATGCACTCGTCAGCCAATAGTGTGTACCTGGGCGCAGAGTTCGCCGTGAAAAAGGATCGTCCGCAGGTTCGTATTGAATATCCACTGTGCAATATTTATGCCACCAGTACCCCCACATTATTTTGGGAATCGTTATCAGCGGACGCTCTTGTCTCCGGCGAACTGAATAGATTTTGTATCTTTGACGGGTCCGCGCAACCAACCAGACAGCGAATCAAACGCCGATCACCTGATGCGTCTATTTCTGAATGGGCTGCCAATATCAACAACCCGACATACGCAACCGGCCTTGATGGTGTTATGCCTGATTGTCCGATCATCGTTGGCGAAATGCAGGATGCAGAGGATATACTGGACGCGTATGCGAATGATTGTGATGCGGTGTTGTTTGACCCTGCCGTGCCAGAATATGTTAAGGCTGCGCAGAATAGATCGCATGCGAGAGCCTGCCAGTTGGCAATGCTATTCGCCTTGTGGGATAACGATGGCACGCATCAGCCGGTTATCGATGCCACCCATGCGGCCAATGGTGTAGCACTTGTCAAAGCACTGGATGCGTTCCTGCTTGACCACATCAAAGATTATTTTGCTACATCGCAGTTTGAACGTGAAATGCTCGATGTGGTCAGGGCCATTAAAGCCATGGGGGCTGATGGCGTTGCGCCCAGCCGCGCTGTGAAAGATATTAAAGCGCTGCGTGCATTCCGTGTCCGGGATCGCAATGAAATCATCCAACTTGCTATTGAAGCAGACTACCTTGTTGTGGTCGAAAGACAGGGTGCAGGCAACAAACCCGTCAAGCGGTTGATCCATATCGACCACATGAGCCAAGACGATGTTCCTGCTTTATGAGGATTATAGGGCTATTTTACGGGAAAATAGAGCGATTTCGTCAAAGTGGAAAAAGTTATCCACAGGTGTGGATAAGTGGTATTTTTGAAGAAATTGGCAGCAAAAGCAGGAAAATAGGGAAGATACAGGAACACATAAGTTGTTAAAAACATTAAATAAAAGATACCATGTTCCTGTATTCCCCTGTTCCTCTTATATAGTACCAAATATCATTGTTTAATGCACATATACTATTTTATTATTTTTCTTTTTATAGATGACAGAAATAAGGAATATTAGAAAATGAAGCCTTCTGAAGCACAAGAGCAAGCAGCGCTCATACAGTGGTGCCAGGCATACCAGGATAAGCGGGCAAGATTCATCTTCGCGATACCAAACGGTATGCACTCAAATCCTATCCATGTGTCGCGACAAAAAGCGCAGGGGCTACGCTCAGGGGTGCCAGACTTGTTCCTTCCAGTGCCTTCAAATGGCCGTCACGGGCTTTTCATCGAAATGAAGGTGCGGAAGGGCGGAAAGGTTTCTAAAGCGCAGGAGCGTTGGATTGAGCGGCTCAATGGCCTTGGGTATATGGCGGCGGTATGCAGGGGTCTGGACGAGGCCATCGAAACCATTGCACAATATATGGAGGCATAAGCATGATTTTCGGGGTGCAGGCATGACACGAAAAGCAGTGCTTGAGAAGGCTATCGAGATCACAACAGGCATACGTCAGCAGCAACATGGCAACCCTGATGACGTGTTCGGGCGTGTTGCAATGCTGTGGTCGGCATACACATGCATTGATATAAAAGCAGAGGATGTATGTCACATGATGACATTGCTCAAGATGGCAAGAATGGAACAGGGTGAAACTAATCCGGACGATTATGTTGATGCGATAGGATATGAAGCATTAGCTGCAGAATTGGCCGGTGTGAACGCATGAGTTGTCAGGAACCTTGTCCGCTTACATAAAGGAACCTTGTCCGGATGATGCCGTTTCCATGGAACCTGATGATTTACCCGGTGACCTGCCGCTGATAGCTGAAATAGCCGGTGTTGATAAAACACTGGAGTTCGCTGCCGAATTGGGCGGTGTGACGATGTATCTCATGCGATGGGATGATGACCCGGAAAAATGGAATGTGGATATAGCAGACATGGTGAAGCTCTTCGGCGTGGATCATGCGCGACAGATAGTGGAGCTGCTGGCGCCGGGAGCAATCACATTTCCGAATTGTAAAAAGCTGTTCACGGCAAGACGGCATGCACTGATTGCCGCCGACAGGGCAAAAGGGCTGCATAGCAAAGTGGTAGCCAGAAAATACAAAATACATGAACGCATGGTGCGCAGGATTACAAAAACTGTACGCGAACAGTTTGAACAGAATCAGATGGAGTTGATATGAACTTAGAAGGGGCGGTTCGGCTTATGAAATGCGATTGGCATATTATCCCGGTTGTCGCCGCACAGCGGGCATTCGTAGCTGCGTGTTTTGCGCTTGAAAAGCATGATTTGCGGCGGGTAGGTGCATTGACAAAGCTGATAACCAAGGTCTTTGGCCGTCAGTGCCTGCTGCTCCTGAAGTTTACGCTCTGCATCTTCCAGCCGTTTAACAAGCTCTGCCGCTTTTTCGGAGTCCGGCAACAAAGCCTTGAACTCACGCAGCAAGGCAACCAGTTCTTTTCCCGCCGTGATAACGCCTGCAATGGAGGATATATCCATGACTGATCTCCCTGAAGTCACTGGCGGCGAACTGCGCCGCTTGCAGATGGCTTATGATTATGCCGAAACGATAGATGATTCTGAATTGTTACGAAAGGCGCTGGCCGCAACATTTGCGCTATTTGTGCAGGATATTAGCGAAGATTATGAGCGAGACTGCATTGATGCCTTGCGTAAGGCTGTGGATAAGATGCGATGAGCGTCTCCATTACGATTGATGATAAGGCCGTGAATGCGGCTCTGGCGAGGCTTAGCGCTGCAGGGCAGCATCTTGAACCTGCCATGGCAGACGTAGGCGATATGCTTGTGTCTCGCATCACAGAGGGGTTTAACCAGGGGGAATCACCCTACGGTGAATCATGGGAACCGCTGGCAGATGATACAAAGCGTGGCCGCTTGCGCCACAATAAATCAAACTTCCGTAAAAACGGCAAGCTATCGGCAAAGGGAAGGCGTGAATCTGCATCAGGATTCCAGCCGCTGGTTGATACAGGTAATCTGCGCAACTCCATTACACGCAACGTGTCTGGCAACAGCGTAGAGGTCGGAACTGACCTTATTTATGGCGCTATTCACCAGTTTGGATCTGAAAATGGTGATATACCAGCCCGACCATTCATGCCCACGGAAGGATTGCCGAAAGATTGGGCTCAGGAAGCGGTTGATTCTATCGGGGAGCAGCTTATCAGGGCCTTGAAGTAAAATGGCGAAGTATAACTGGGCAAAAATCCGGGATGATTACGAAATTCATGGACTTAGCTATTCAGGTCTCCGGGAAAAGTATGGATGCGGACGCGCAACGATCAGCGAGAGAGCTAAAAAAGACGGCTGGGATAGAGAAAAAACCGAACAGGCGATTGCAGCAAAGGCAAGGGCTCAGAGAGATTTAATAGAAATAACCGAACAAAACCGAACAGATTTTGGTGAGCGTTCGGTTTTGGTTGATAGAGAAGCAGAACGCCGCTTGCGCCTGGAAGGCATATTTATGGACTCGCTGGAATATAATCAGGCGCTTGCGAACCAGATCATCAAACGGAAAAAACATGCTGGCGATGTTGAATTGCAGGATGTGCAGGTGCACTCACAGATCACTAACCGCAACAAGGATGGCGTGATGGGTAAGCCGCAAACGCAGGTGAATATCCAGAACAATGTCGGTACCGATGCTGACAGCGTGATTGAACGGTTAAGGAGTAAGCATGAAGCAAGAATTGATTGATCGCCCGATTTCGGAGCTTATTGAGTATGCAACCAATCCTCGGAATATCGGAAGCGATGCGGTTGATAAACTGGCTGCGATGATTCACGAATTTGGTTTTCGTGTGCCTATTGTCGCAAAGTCAGACGGGCTTGTGGTAGATGGTCACTTGCGCCTGCAAGCTGCAAAGAAGCTTGGTCTTGAAACAGTGCCGTGCTTAAGCGCTGATGATATGACTGACGCTCAAATAAAAGCATTTAGAATTGCGGTCAATAAAGCGGCGGAGTTTGCTTCATGGGATGAAGACGCGTTGGCTGCCGAGATTGAAGAGCTGGGTGAGATGGATTTCGAGATGGAGCTTACTGGCTTTGATGAAGATGAACTTAACGAGCTGCTGGCCGAATTTGAGGCCACCGATGAAGGTTTAACTGATCCAGATAGCGTGCCAGACGCGCCAGTCGATCCGGTCACCGTCCCCGGCGATATCTGGCTACTCGGCAAACACCGCGTCATGTGCGGCGATTCCACCATCGCCGATGCTGTCGAGATGCTGATGGATGGTGAAAAGGCAGATCTGGTTTTAACCGACCCGCCTTACGGAACAAATCAACCCGGTGTTCCTGGCGACTCTCCGGATGTATTGCAGCAAGTGGCTATGGATTCAGCATCGATAATGGAAACGAAAGATGATTGTATAGCAGTTGTTTTTCAGTCTCCCCGTCTTTTTTTAGCATGGCTAAATGCCATGGATTCTGCTGGATATAGCTTTGAAAGAATGTTGTGGCTGTATAAAGAGGCTCAATGTACTTTTCCCTGGAGAGGATGGATTCTGACTTCAGAATCCATCCTGATATTCAGCAAAGGACGACCGGAATGGCAAGATATCCACCCTTACTCTCATGATTGTTATAAATTATCAGAGGTATCTGGTGAGATTAGTAAAGAAATAGGGTGGCATGGTTCAGTTAAGCCTCAAAAGGTATTGATTGATCTTATAACGAGAACGTCCAAGAGAAACAGTCTGTGTGTTGATATGTTCGGTGGATCTGGCTCCACCTTAATCGCCTGTGAAAAGACAGGACGCATCTGCCGGATGATGGAACTCGACCCGAAATATTGTGATGTCATCGTCAAACGCTGGCAGGACTTCACCGGCAAACAGGCGGTGCATGAAGAAAGCGGGAAGTCCTACAACAAGATTGCTAAAGAATAAATGAATATCAGTGAACAAAACCGTCGGGATATTCAATCTAACCTGCTACTTTTCTGTCAGTCTATGTTTGAACTGGAAGGGAAGGTATGGAAAAATAACTGGCATCAGCAGGCTATCTGTGATGCACTGGAAAAGGTGTTGATCGGCAAAACCAATCGGCTGATCATCAACATTCCACCCCGTTACTCCAAGACCGAGATCGCGGTGGTAAACTTCATTGCGTGGGGCATGGGAATTTTCCCAGATTCTGAATTTATTCATGCCAGCTATTCCAAAAGACTGGCTACCAACAATGCCTATCACACCCGCGCGTTGATGATGAGTGAGGCTTACCGTGCCATTTTCCCGTCGGTTGAGTTAAAAGACGACTCCAAAGCCAAGGATGAGTTCCGCACCACCAGCGGCGGCGTGGTATATGCCACTGGCGCGGAAGGAACCATTACAGGCTATGGCGCAGGTAAAGTACGCGATGGTTTCGGTGGTGCATGCATCATCGATGATCCACATAAGGCGGGGGAGGCGCAATCCGATGTGCGCAGGCAGAATGTGATCGATTGGTATCAGTCAACAGTCGAAAGCCGCATGAACAGCAAAGGGGCCCCCATTATCGTGATCATGCAACGGCTGCATGAGGATGACTTAACGGGATGGCTGCTCAATGGCGGCACCGGTGAAACATGGGAACACCTCTGCATTCCCGTCCTGAATGACGAAGGGGTCCCGCTCTGGGAGCATAAACATGACATCTCAATGATCGAACGCATGCAGGTTGCCGACCCATACACATTTTCGGGGCAGTACATGCAGCGCCCGACACCTAAAGAGGGCGGTATGTTCAAGAAGCATTGGATTAACCGCTATCGGGAGCAACCGGACGAGCGTGCCACCATCCGCATCGTGCAGAGTTGGGACACCGCCTACAAAGCGGCGCAGATCAACGATCCATCAGCTTGCACCACATGGGCGGAAACGAAAGACGGATATTACCTGCTGCATGCATTCGTGAAACATATGGAATATCCGGAACTCAAACGGCAGGCGAAGATACTGGCTGATGAGTGGATGCCGGACGCGCTGGTGATCGAAGATAAAGCATCAGGCCAGAGTCTTATTCAGGAATTGCGGGCGGAAACATCGCATCCGGTGATTGCTAACAAGCCAGATGCAGACAAAGAGACCCGCGCCAACGCTGTGACCTCGCTGTTTGAAGCCGGGCGTGTGCTGTTTCCGTATGACGCGCCATGGTTGAAGGAGCTGGAAGCCGAGCTGTTTATGTTCCCGCTTGGCAGACATGACGATCAAGTGGACTCAATCACCCAGGCACTGCGCTACATGAAAGAAAAAACCAACACGCTGCCGATAGCTGTACACGTCAAATCAAAATCAATCTATTCACAACAAGGGGGCAGACATGCCTATTTCTAATCTGTTCAGGTTCGCTAAAAAGAAACCGGTAAAACCGGGTGCCTCTGAACCTGCCGTAGCGGGGCGATCCGGCGCGCTCTATCAGGAAACCAACATATACGGACTGATGGAATACATGACCAATATGCCCGATCTGGATATGACGCTGCAACAGGCGGGCATCATGCGCAAGGATCTGAAGCGGCTGGAAACAGATGATGAAATTTCCGCCGCGCTGGAAACGCGTCTGCTTGGCGTGATGGCTACGCCATACCGCTTTGAGTCCGATGATGAAGCCTCTCTGGAGTTTGTACAGGAACAGGTGCAGCCGTGTATGGATGATATTTTGCGGCAAGTGTGGCAGGCGATCCCTTATGGATATTCGGTGATTGAAGCTGTATATAAACACATGGAAGGCAATCGGATCGGCATTGACCGGCTGCTGAATAAGCCTTTTTACTGGTTCCAGCCGCAACCGGACGGCACGCTGACACCTTTTGGGCTGTTTGAAGATATACTCGACACGAAATTCAAGTTTTTTATGACCAGGCGCAATCCCACCTTTGTGATGCCGTATGGCGAAGCTCTATTGTCTCGCTTGTACTGGCCGTGGTTTTTTCGATCGATGGGCTGGGAGCACTGGATGCGCTGGCTTGCCCGCTACGGCACGCCTCCATTGATTGGTGAAGGTAATGCCAACCAGCTCGATAAATTGCGCGACGCGCTCGTGGGTGCTGTTGATGCAGCGGTGCTGGCAGTGCCGGAAGGAACGAATGTTACTGTCGCTAATGCGCAAACTGGGGCCGGTCATTTTCCTGAATTTGAAACGGCAGTCACGAAACGCATACAGAAGTTAATTCTTGGCCAGACGTTGACTACAGACGTAGGCAAAACAGGTTCATTCGCAGCAGCCAAAGTGCATGACGGTGTTCGCGACGATAAACGGCTGTCAGATGCCAAACTGATAACGCGCACAGTACAGAACATGGTTGATGCGCTGGTATTATTGAACGGGCTTAAACCGGTCACGTTCGTGATGGAAGATGAGCGCAAACTCAATGAGGATCGTGCTAACAGGGATGCAGAGCTGGCCAATGCGGGCATCGTATCGTTTACAGAAGATTATCTGTTGCGGGCGTATGATTTCGAGAAGGGTGATTTTGAGGTCGGCGGCAATGCACCCGATAGCATGCCAAACGCACCAAAAAAAGGCGTTAAGGCAGCATTAGTGGGCGATATGTGGCAGTTTTCAGACGCAAAGCAGCGGTTTACACCGGCTCAGGAGGAGATCGAGCAGCTTGGTGATGATGTAGTGAACGGCTCGCCGTCGCCCATATCAGACGATGCGATCAAGATGGCGATTAAATCATCTGCCAATGCGGAAGAGATGATGGATAAGCTGGCCACGCTGGCTGAAAACTATTCACCTGGAGCATTTGCAGAGCTGACCGAGCGGGCGCTCTTTGCCGCCGATGTGTTTGGCTATGTGAAAAGCGAGCAGGGCAAGCATTGAAACCGGTTCCTTTCCTCGAAGCCATCCGGTGGGCGAAAACCCGCAAGGTGGTGTTGCCGGATGAATACTACGGCGAGCGGATCGGCCTTGCCCGTGCGCAGGCGCGAACCATCAGCGGACTTGCAGGTGTGGATCAGATTCAATCTGTATTCGATAAGCTGGATGATATGCAGAAAAGCGGCGGCACGTTTCGTGATTTCCAGAAGGCAGTCGCAGCCGGTGAAGTTGATGTGGCACTGCCGCGTCACAGGCTGGAGCTGATCCACCGCAACAATATCCAATCATCCTACATGGCAGGCCGCTGGCAACAGGTGCAGGCAAACAAGGTCAACCGCCCATATCTGATGTATATCGCCGTCAACGATGGCAGGACACGCCCGAGCCACCGCGCTATGCATGGCCATATTGCGCGGGTGGATAGCAGCTGGTGGCAAACACATCACCCACTCAATGGGTTCAGATGCAGGTGCGGCCAGAGATCATTATCCGAAGCTGAAGCCAAGCGCAGAGGCATTAAGCCAGCACCCAACGCAGAGCCGGACAAAGGCTGGGACTACAATCCCGGTATGGCTCCCATGGAGGGGCTGAAACAGGCCGCCAAGCAGAAAAAGAAGGTGGTGCATAAGAAGCTGGCGGGGGCGGTGGATGAGGCGGTTCCAGCCTCCTATCATTCGTCGATGATCGAACGCGATGTGTTAAAAGAGTGGCTAAAAAAACCAACAGGTATGGTGATAATCGGTAACTCTCCGACATATCTAGCCAGCGCGTTGGGAGCAAGCACATTAGAAGTGACTTTATCGAAAGAAACTATGGACAAACAGGTAAGTCATCACCCTGAACTTACTATGGAAGAATACATGCTGATTATGGATATGATCAATAATGGTAATGCGTTTAGAGAGGCTAAAAATAAAGCCGTCATCATACACAGCGTGAATGGGAAGAGGTATGTTGTCGCCATAAAATCAACAAGGGATGGTAATGCACTCTTTGTTACAAGCTTGTTTAAAATTAGTTTAGATCGTGAAGTCAGGCGATTACAGAGAAAAGGCGAAAAGTTAGAAAGGCTTTGATGCAGGATAGAGCCTCCCAAGGAACTCTACATAGCACTCCGCTTTCGCGTGTTACGGCAGGGAGAATATCACCGTGTCACCTGCATCAAAGCACAATCTATGAGCCGCATTATAAGTCGCATGCCCGTAATTGTCAAAGCGTTTGACAACCGACGCCGGTGCGCTGTAAGCTACGGGCAGGGCTTAAGAACCCTTAGTGCGGCAACCACAGTCCGTTATCTGTGTTTTTTTGTGCCTTGAATATGGATTTTATTACGTTCGGGGTGGTGTGATTCCATACAATAGCCTTCGGGTGAAGTTTCACGCGCCGTTCACTAGCGGTTCTTAACACCCCGGCATCTTTAAGAGGTGTCAACTTAAGAAAAATAGTGAGGCAATACCATGACAAATCTCGCAGTAATGCAATTCAACGATACAAATTTGGACATCATTGACCGCAATGGTCAGCAATGGATGCCAGGTGTTCAAATAGCAACCGCGCTTGGCTACAAGAGGGCTGATGCTGTTGCTAAAATATATGACCGGAACGCAGACGAATTTACAGATAAGATGACTACAATTATCGAGACCCCCAATATGGGGTTGTCGGTGAAACAAAGGATTTTTTCATTGCGTGGCGCACATCTTATCGGAATGTTTGCCCGCACGAAAAGCGCGAAGGCCTTCAGAACATGGGTGCTTGACGTGATTGATTCACAGGCTGTTGATGAGCAACCGGCTATCACGGCCACAATCACCCCGGAGCAGAAGCTCGCCATCCGCGACGCCATTGCCGCGAAGGTGTACGACTCTTATCCGGATGGCAGCCGTCAGCGTGGATTCTCTGCGTTGTATAAAGAATTTTACCATGCCTTCGGCATTTCCAAATATGACGAGTTGCCCGCATCACAATACAACGAGGCCATAACCTATCTGCAAGGCGCAGTGATCGCGCCCAAGGCAATTGCGCCGGAGCCGGTAAAGCACCTGAGCCTTGAAGCGTCACTGAAAGCGATTAACGACCCGAACAGTATGCCGGTCGGCACTGATGCGCTGGCCGAGTTTGCTATTGCGACAATTCAGCGGCTACAACACCGCTGCAACTATTATCAAAGCAGGATCAACCAGCACATCCACTAATTCACCCCGCCAAACATTCAAAGCCACCCTAGCCGGTGGCTTTTTTTGTGCGTCAAGGTGCGGACACAAGTCCGGTTCCTCATCATCCAGAAGGCGCGACCATGCCGAGCCATGACACGGAAAAAGGAAATACCTCAAGCCGCTTATCGCTTTGCTGCGCCGGTTTCGCTGGCCGGTAAAGAGGGGAATCAGCATACATTCTCCGGCAACGCCTACACGGGCGATATTCTGAAACATCCGTTTTGGGGCTATGTGGCGTTTGACCTGTCCACAATCACTGCTCCGAAAACGCTGCCGATGCTGATAGGACATCATCGCGACAGAAATGCAGGGTTTTCTGAATCCGTAACCATTGATGACAACGGCATTGCGGTTGCCGGTAAATTGTTATCGAACCATGACGGCGAGCGCGTTGTCAATGACGCGAGCGAGGGCTTCCCCTGGCAGATGAGCGTTCATATCGAGCCGGACGAGATTGCAGAAGTCGAGGCGGGCTATGAAGTCAATGGCCGCAAGTTCGAGAAAGGCG